GGATCGTTGTCACCAACCATCCGCACTCCCTTGGCCTTAAATCCGCCCGGTAAATTGGCAAACTGTCCTGCATCTATTAGGGAGCGCATTGCAGCAGTTGCCGACATGGTGAGGTTACCGAGGAAATGGATAAGGCCCAACCCGTAGAAACCAAAGCCGGGAACAAACCTATAGTGAACGAAGTGACTTCGTTTCTCTTTGTTTGGATCGTCTTGCTTGTAGTTTCTACGAATACTTAAAACTTGTCTTGACTGTTCTTCAACAGTTACGATATAAGGGCAAGGTACACCTTCTTCTTCAAGATCAAGATAACAATGTTGTTCTAAGATAACATACTGTGGATCAGAATCATAAGATGGAGAAAGACCAAGAATATTATCTATCTTGCTGGCAAACCCTGATGCAGAAAGCTGAGCTGGTTCAGGAAGTTCAATGTCTTTGTAGACACCAGACATCATATCCAACTTCATATCTACTGGGCTTTTTTGAATTACATGAGTATATCGGTCCGCATTTCTGAGATCGTTTGCGTAGTAAGACACATAGAACTGGTCTATGGGGATAAATTCTGATACGGGCCTTTTCAGTGTAGCATTATAATAAACTTTCTTGAATGCTGAACCTATCAAAGGTAGATGAAAAAGCATCCTTTCAAATTCATCAAAGTACTCAGGCATCTGTTCAGTAAGCTGGAAGTTCATAAAGTTCTGAACTCTGTTGGCTTGCATCTCTTTCTCTGGAGTTGCAGCACCAAGTATCTGTGCCTTGACAGGGCCACTGGCAGGGAACAACTCACCTGAAGCTTTTGATTGGAACTTGACAGCCGATTCAATTAGGAGGGGATGTACAGCAGTACATGCACCTTGGAATGGTTCTGAACCTTCTTCCAGCTTGAGACCAAGCAGGTCAAAGCCTCGTTCAAACATAGACTCCCATTCAGCACGGCTGTCTTTATCTGCATTAAAATTTTCAATTACATCACTGGCAATATCTTGTAGTTCTTCTTCATCAAGGTCTTCACTTAGATCACCATACCACTCACTGATTTCTTCTGATGGTTCCATGACTGCATCTTCTTCAGAAGAGAAGTCTACAATTACACCACCATCATCAGGATCAATCTCAATAGAGACATTGGAATTTTCTTCAGGCATCATAGCAATTATATTAGTCTCTGTACCTTCAGGTATCTTATCAAAGGGATTGCGTTCTGTAGCCATTATTTGTACCTCATTAGGCTATTAAGTCCGCCGCCACTAGCAGCAAAAGTTGTCAGTACTGGTAGCGATGGTGGTTTTGGAACACTGGGGAATGCAAACTTCTTGGCAGCTTCTTCATATGTTAAACCATATACTGCTGCAAGAGTAGAAATACTAGGATTTGGTCCTGAAGGTTCCTGATATCTAGGAGTTCCTAATGCTAATTTTCTACGATAGGCTGCATTATCGGCTGGTCCTATTGGTGGTAAGTAAGAACGATACTGTTGAAAAGAAGAGGGAGCAACAGGACCAGCAGGGCTGGCAATTCCTAATTTTCTAAAGTATGCTTCCATAGCAGTTTCTGGTTCTTTTTCCTCTTCAGGGTCTGGTGTAGGTAGTATAGGTAGTACTGTATCCTCTTCACCTTCATCAGTTTCATCTTCTCCAAAAGTTTCATCTTCATCTGGTTGTCCAGCAGAACGCATATCAAAAGCTTCTTGAGCATAACCTGCTTGAAGTTCAGCATCAGTCATACCACCCAAAGCTGCTCCACCATAACCGGGTGAGGAGGGTCCAATACCCAAATCAAAAGCTTCTTGAGCAAAAGCTTCTTGAAGTTCAGCATCAGTCATACCACCCAAAGCTGCTCCACCATAACCGAGTGAGGAGGGTCCATAACCCAAATCAAAAGCTTCTTGAGCATAACCTTCTTGAAGTTCAGCAAGGTTGCCACCTAAAGCTGCTCCACCATAACTAGGACCAGCTGTTCCCTTAGAATCTTTTTCTTGTTGAGAAGTTATACCTTCTTCTCGCAAGCCTCCATAATACTGGCCTCCAGCAACCGTACTTATTCCGGTATCTTTTTCTCCAGTTATTCCAAATGCTCTATCTAGACCACCCATAACACTTCCAACGCCAAAAGTTTGTCCTAGAAGTCCAGCACCCTTACCCATCTCGCTGAGTCCGACTGTACCTGCGTCTTTACCCGTATAGCTATAAGTACCATCTTTAGCTACACTTATACTAACATCCTTACCTTTATCTTTATAAGAGGCTTCAAGGGCAGCAGCTTCAGCTTTACTCTGTGCATAATCCGCAGCTTCAGCCTTATCAAAATAACCCATGTCTACAAAATCATTATAACCCATACCATAAGCATCAGGATTATTATACATTTCGTTCATTGTAGCTAAGTCTAAGTCTAAGTCACTTGGATTTTCAAAATTATCAAATCCAATTGTAGCTACATCCTCTAAAAAGTTATCTGACTTTGTATCTACAGCGAAATCAAAATTGTTGGTTTGTGCATTGTAAGTAGCGTCTCTATCATCAAAGCCATCAGGTTCACCCCAACCGGGCCCCGCATCCATAGCGGCGTCATATGAAGCCTCAGACTCAGCAGCAGATTGAGCAGAAGAGGCAGTACCTCCATCTGATGTATTAGCTGCTTCATCACCAGCACCAGTACTATCAAACCCCGGACCCATAGCGTCGTCATATGAATCTGAGGATTCAGCAGCAGATCCTGCCGCAGAGGCAGTGCCTCCCGCTGATGTGTTGGCTGCTTCATCATCAGCAGCACCAGAATCATCATCACCACCATCATCATCACCAAAGCAACAGTGCATACGTTCGTAGCTATTAAAATAGTTAAGCCAAGGCTGCTCTTTAGAGTAACCGTCATTCCACATTGGTCTTTTAAATTCGTTTAACATTATTTACTCTATTGCTCCCCAACCGCTTAAAGTTAACTCTTTTTGACAATCCCATTTCTTTACGTAGTTTATCAAGCCTACGTAAAACTACTGAACCACCACCCATAGGACAGAGTACATTTATTAACCATAAATTATCTCCGCTATTCCAGTCTTTAACCTGAAGTTTATAATCAGTATTCTTATATTCTTCAGATAATTCATTTGACAATAAAGCCCAACTTGCAAATCCTGTTAAGACTTCTTCATCATTGTATATTTTATACTGCTCTAATTTCAGAGGCGGTATTATTAATCTTTGTATTCCACTTAATCTCATATCTTTAAATCTTGAAGATAAAGACATTATAAGAAATACTTTTTCTAAATCACTTACCACTCTATTATACCATACTTTTTATTGTTATCCAAATTTAAATGTAGTAAAACTACGTTTTTAAAAAGACCAGTAAGTTTTCTTTTTAGTTGGTGGTGAGTCTTCAAGGTCTGGATCATCTGGATGTGTTAGATGCCAAGACTCTTTCATGTAGTGGATAGCCATTGTCATTGCATCTACTTGGTCATCGTGAGCAGCATTGGGGAACCTCAGTAATTCCTCTACTAATTCATCTGACCACTTCTTTTTACTTGGTATCCACATTCTACCAGCCTCAATGATTGGAGAAGCTGAGTACACTCTGGATACCTTATCTCTGTCTGGTGTGTACTCCATTACAGGAAGACCACTCCTACGCATATCCTGTAACAAAGACTGTCCACTGGCTTTCTTCTCAACCATACATACGTCTGGTCTATGCTCATCATACAGTTTCTGAGTAATCCTTCTTAGTTCTGGGTACTCAAACCTACCCCTGATGTTCCCTAGCAAGATTAGATTGGGCGTTAAGTCTTCTAAACCATTATCATCTTGGTTATACATGGAGAATATACCCCATGTCTGGATAACACTGTAGTCAGCTGTAGTCCGTGTAGAGAAAGCAGTATCATATGTTTGAATTATAAAATCACAGCTAGGTGGTTCTTCATCATCCCAGTATTTCAACCATTTCTTCTTAATAATACCACCCTCTTCAGGTGTGGGGTCTTGCATGTAGAGTGCATTCCAGTATCTACTGCCGTTAGAGGCTTTGATCTCACTCTCATCCATGCGTAAGACTTCATCGGTCTTCCATTCGGGAAAGTAACTAGAGCCTACAGGTAAGTCAAGCAATTCTGCTGCTTCTTCGTCAACCCATGCAGGTATTCTAATTACTTCCCATGGGATTGTTTCAAACTCTCCCATATTCTCTTGTTGTTTTAGCAACCAACCACAGAGATCATCGTAGTGGTAGCGTGTATTAAT